TGCAGTCGTAGATATTGTGCCTGTAATTGATACTGATAATGAAATATGAAATGTAAACAATCCGCCCCCCGGTGCTGTATATACTCCAGTTGTAGGGTCATAGTTGTTATTGTTATCAAATGCTTCCGATACAGGCGCATAATATTGGTATGCACTGATAGCACCATTACCAACTGCGGGCATTGTGATATTGCCTGAGTTATAGCTGCGATAGGCATATTGACTACCTAAGTCATCGGTATCTAAATAGCTTTTGTTTATCCACGGCATGTAGTAGCCGCTAAGGATTGACATTAATGAACCCGCCTCAAGTTCAAAACCTGCATCATCAAAGATTTGTTGAAGCAAGTAATCCCATCTTACAGCGGGTGTAAGGTCAGTAGCATATAGCGGCGTAGTGCTATCAAATATGCGGCGTGTGCTTTGCTGTCCTTCTTCACTCCATCGCTGCCCGCGATCCATCAAAAACCAAAAACGACTGCTCGTGTTGAACGTCACGTTATCATACTTCACAACCTCGTTAAGATTTGGCAAGTCGGTTAACGCAGCAAGTTTCTTTTCACCAATGGACTTGTATAGGTCAGGTGTCTCAGCGTAAAACGCAAGTTCAATTTCGTTGAGTTTGCCCTGCTGCTGGTATATCTTCCGCACACGCACGTAACCTTTTGCGATGGGCAGCGTATCAACGCGAATTTCAGCAGGTAGTTTGTAGTGGAAGTAGTTGTTTACACCGCCTGAATAGTTGACATCGAATAGTGCACCAAGCGCGAGTTGATTACGGTCTGTAACAGGCACACGAAACTCACGGCTGAATGCACCTAACGCTTGGAAATTGTTAAGGTCAGTGTACTGCCAGTTCTGACTGATGCTTTCGTTCTCAAATAAATCAAGGTAGTACTCTTGTGATGCGGCCGCAAGGCTGTAAATCTGATACGTTAGTGATTCAACCTCGATAGGAGTCCAGCCTACAAATGTCACAGTGCTCCATGTTGTGCCATCATACGTAGCTGTTGCAAGTTCAAATGTTCCAATCACACCAGTCAACGTTGAAGTGATTTGCACATAGTGACCGATGTACACGGTCATATCACCTAGCATGAAAATAGTCAGCGTGCCAAACTCAGTATATCCACCTGTTGTGTCGATGACTGTATTTCCCGGGCCACCTGCACCTTCAACTCGCACAATTAAACTTACCTCTCCGTTCATGTTATGTCCAGTATTCGTTTGCCATTCTTACTTTCAATGTCAAGTTGTATAGCTTGCCATCATATGTGCGCTTTTCAACGTAGGATGTGTCATCAATGTTGACTGCGATATAACTTCCGTCATCATTCACAAGATGCACCTGATTGCTTACAATCAAGCCACGCAAGTAAATGAATTCTTGTTGTGTTATATAGTCGGTTGTCACGGTCAATATGCGCTGCGCTAAGTTAGTGCGCTGATTCAGGCCACGGTCATTTGCGTAGAAGATTGTCGGCGAACTATTGAACAGCGGACGCTTGTAAGTTTTGCGGTCAACCTCAGTGGTGTATTCTGATTTCTTTTTGAAGTTAAAGTATTCATAACCACCACGCGCACCTACCCATGCAAGGCGCACGTTAGGCCAGTTGCATTCACACTGCGTACCATATACACACTCATTCCAAAAGATGTAGTCAACACTTACCGTTGCAGTTGCTGGACTTAATATTTGCACGCGGTAGTATCTCCAGTTGGGAAAGGTTGAAGGCTTGGCAGCAAATGCAGCACGCGCATTCAAGTTAGCAGGAAAGATGGGTAGACCTTCCACCTCGTAATCATTCATGGTAATGCTTGCGGATATCGGTAATCCTGTGCTACCAACTAGCGTGATATTGCATGAGTTCGCTGCGTTATTGCTCAAGTAGTTTGCAGTTCCCGGCACATAAAGCAATCCGTAATCTTCATCACGTACTGCAATGGCAATCTTACCCGCTGCAATTCCCCATGTGCCAAAGATGGGCGGGTACTTTGTTGTGACCTGCCTATCACTCATTGCAAGTGATGAGGTGCTGCTCATGGAAAACTTGACAGCTTGCAAACCTGTTTCGGGATTCGGTTTGTAACCGTCCGTTGGTTGGTAGTACTGATTGTCTACAAGTATCTCAGTTCCTGATACACCACTTTCGCCGTTTTCAGTTAGCACGCCCGCCACTATCCACCACTCAGCAACGCTAAAATCTATACTATTCCAAGTTGATGTGTCATCAAGTGTGCCCGTGTTTAAGTTGTGCAGTTGATCACCTTGCGCTTCGCGATTGCGTAGCTGAATAAGCGATTGCAAATCGAAGTATAATCGACCGTCTATTGCAGGTGCAATATAAAAATTGAACACCTGTGTAGTTGTGTTGTTGGTCACGGTCACACCGTACTGAAAACCGTCTTGCGCAGTCTCTGTGCTTGATGCAACAATCATGAGCTTCTGCCCGCGTGCGCTCCAGCTATACGGCTGGTCTTCGATAGTTATTGCCATTATCTTAAGTTAAGTAAGAATCTTTGTTCAACACCTTTGGCATATGCCTGAATTAATTGCTCGCTGTAATCCTCCCATGTATCATTGATTGCATCTTGATAGTAGTTGATGCCTTCTATACCATTTTCGCCGATGCTTTTTGCAATGGCAAACGCTGCCGACTTGATTGCGCTCTCAGTTGACTTGATGAATTCACCTTGCCTATTGCGCAGCTTTAATGGTTTTATCTTAATCCATTTTTCAATAGCACTTACAGGCGGCATCTTTGCACCAGGCTTTCTACCATACTCAATCACATCCGCATATTTACCCGCCGCATCTTTGACAGTAAAGTCAATAGTTGGTTTGTTATAGCGTATGCGTAGCTTGTAAGTAAGTGAGTTGAGCAAATTACCAGATGCAACACGATTCACCACCTTACCACGCACGCGTCTTTTAATGCGCAGGTTAGATTGCGCACGCTCGACTACTGCTAATGCGTATTCGTTCAGTATATCCTCAAACGCATGTGCCACTATGCAAGGGTGATGTTGAGTTGTGTTGCAGCAAGTGCATACGCTTCTTCATTTGAATCACCACTGCTGCCCCAGTCCAAATAACTTTGGCCATCGATAATGATTTGGCCCTCGTATATGTTTACCAAATTAGCATCGCATAGCGAATACTGAAATGCAGCACGGGTTGCAAGGTCATCATAGCTGATGTATAGCTGTAGGCATGTAGCAACCTTAGTTTCGCCATTGCTCCAAATTTCAAGCGGTTGTATATTTTTCATATTTGTATTAGTTCAAGGTAAGTATTTATTTGTGCTGTAATTGCTGCTCCAGCTGTCTCAGTTGCAAATCGAAGTGACACCGTACCATTTGCGCTAGGTGTAATTACGCCTTCTACTATTGCACAGTTGTTTGATGTTGAACCACTATTTAAAGTAGCTACACCTGCATCATAAGTAGTAAAGGCAGCAGTAGATAAAGCACCTGCTGTAGAAGCTGGAAACATAACTCGGTAAATCAAACGGGTTGGTGAAACAGGGCCATTAATAGACCATCTTGAACCAGTTGTTGAAACGTTGGCACTAAAAATACAGATAAACTTAAAATTGTAGCTAACCCCTGCAGTAACAGAAAAATTCATTTCTGGTACATCAGAGTAAGCTGTAGCTGTTGTAGCATCATTCGTTGATTTAAAAGTAAAGTTAGGAGCTGAACCTATTTCACTTTTTAATGTTGCCAATGAAATAGCACTTACTGAATTGTCTGCGTTAATGCGTAAATAACGAATCGCACTTGGATTGGGCAGCGTGGCAAGGTTAGTACCTACCGTAGTAAGTCCGATGCTGTTTTGCTTGCCGTTAAATGTTGACCAGTCTGCGCTACTTAATGCACCACGATTTGCCGCACTCGCAGTGGGCAGGTTAAATGTGTGTGTGCTGCCTGCGCTACTTATTGCAAAGTCAGTCCCGGCTGTTCCAACTGCAAAGTTTTGTGTGCTTTCAGTTAAGCCATTCAATGAACTTACACCGATTGCATACGTGGTATGCACTTCACCAATGCGGCCATCTTCTGTGTAAAGCGTGACGGTCTTACCATTTGTATTTTGAATGTCAAACTCAATGTGTATGCGGTCAGTCGCAGCTGTTACCGTAGTAGGTACGGATATATTAAAGCTATATAAATCTGGTACGTTACCATTTGTAATCTGCTCAAGTGGTGAAGTGGCAATTAAGGTAAATGTTGCGCCGTTGTACTTGTACAGTTTTGCAACTATTTCAGCATTGTTTGCACCGCCGCCCGTCTCACTCAAGTAAACATCAATTGTCCATACACCCGCAGGTATCAATAGATGATTGGGCGAACCTACATCGGTGATAAACCTTGCAAGTGCACCTGTAACTGATGCAGTAAAGTTCGCAGCGGGACCAGTGTTAGCGGCCGTTCCTAGTTGATAGTATGGATTGCCACCTATTGTGCCTTGTGATACGTTACCGTTAAAGTAAAAGATTTGACCACCTCCACCGCCTGTGGATGGAAGTGTGCGCAGTGCGCCTGTCCCATCTATATACTGATCAACTGTGCCGTTGGCTGTAACTGCTAATGTCCCGGATGTGGTAACAGGTGAACCCCCAACACTGAATGCGGCGTTACTTGGTGCAGGCATAGTAAGGCCAACGCTGGTAACTGTACCACCACCACCTGCAACGGTGATGAATTCAACTTCACCTGTGCTCGCGTTACTCAATCCGAGAACCTGCCCAACTGTTGCCGTGCCATCGTTTACGGCAGGCGTTATAAGCCGTGCTGAGTTTGGCAGCATGGTAAGCGATGTAGTATTAGATGCGCTTGAATCGGTTGCAGCTATTGCCGCTTTTGTTGGATCAACTACAACTTGTGTTTGAGTCGTGCCCGTAACCTTTTGCAGCGTAACCGATGAACTATCAAGACCTACTGAAACGTCCGCGTTGACTTTGATACTTGCCTTAGATGTTGAGTTTACACGAAAGTTTGAAGTATCATTAATAGTTAACTCGTAAGTGTCGCAATCAATAGTATTGTCCTGCGTTAATACAGGGTCGGTTGTTATAACATCCTGCAATCCTTGCGGACTTGGTATAGTGGGCTTGTTTAATATTTGATAGTCTCCACTTGTTGCATTCCAGTCTACGGGAGATTGACGCAAGCGATAGCCCACAGCTTGCAATGTCCAGTAAGTTGGGTTGGTAGGATTGATTGCATCGTTGTTAGCTATACACGCATACACGCTGCCATTGTACCACACGCGATCACCTACTAAATAAGGATTGCCTTGCGCAGTTGTGTGGTTAGTGTTATACTCAGTCGATACATAAACAGCACCACCACCTCCACCACCACTTGCATCAAACGTAACCGAGCCATCACCGTTGTCTGTGATTGTAATGTTTGTCCCGGCTACTAAGTCAAGAATATTTTGCACTGCATTGTCTACGCCGTTGGTGCGTAACACTATGCCGATAGGCGAACCGCTGCCACCTGATGATGAACCACCAACTGCCCACACAGCGGGAATGTCACATGCTGACCAATCCCACGGTACTTCAAGTTGTAGTGAGAATGTCACACCCGTGAGCGTGTTCTTATACTCTTCCATGAAAGGCTCGATGACAGGCGGCGTTACCAGCTGCACATCAAAACCAAATAGCACTAGACCGTTCTTGACTTCTGAAATCAAATCCTGTGCAAGGCGTACACAGTCGCTAATGACTTCGCGCTGGTATTCTGCCTTTACTTCTTTGTCACGCGGGATGTCTGCAAAGATGATTTGGAAATCAAACTGCATACCACCGTCAACAGGTTTGATGTTGTTAGGTACAACGTGCATGAATGGGTATTGCTCATCTTGATCCATATCGGCAAGGTCAATCTGACCATGTGTGAATCGTTTGATAAGCAAGTGACCTGCGGCAAATGCCTCCAGGCGATTAATCAAAACGTTGTAACTGTAATTGTAACTATTCATTACCTATTTCGTTTTTTACTTTCTATCTTCTGCAC